CCGGGACACTGCCTTTCGGCAGTGCTTCTGTGTGAGGAGGTAACCACTTAAGGTTGAGCCGTGAGGATTAATCCGTAAGGACCTTCCAAAGCGCCGCAGCCGTGGTAAGTTGAATAAACTGCCACAAAGTGGTGTCAGCAGCAAAGCGGGAGCCCCTCAACCTCAGCAAGGAGAACTAGGCCGGTTGGATAGGAACCCTTTCCTTACCCACTCGGAACTAATGTCTTCAAGCTTTGGAAGAGGCCCCACTGCCTTTCCGTTTACGCTTCGGTGTACCGCGGGTAGGTAGGACCTCGTGCGTGTTGATATAATCGACCAGACTTTCTAAGTCTATGTCGGTCACAGCAAGCGCACGGGTCGTATCTATTCCGCGACACATCGCAGATAAATAGTTAAGGACAGATGCTTTGTTACTGGCAACTACCTTTGCTTGCCTTGTTGAGATAGTTGCGAATGGGTCGAGAACCAGCCGTACCTCCAAGTGTAACCACTTGGCAGGCACGTCTGAGTCCCGCACCACTCGTATCTTCTCATACGCCTCTTGCAGCTTCCGGATATGGGATCCGAGAACTGCGAAAGGCGGCAAGGCGAGCAGTATTGACTGGCCATCCAACCCTTCTGGAAGAATGCTCAGAAACTTCTTCGCTTCCAACTGGAACCGAAAAAGGGTTTGAACACTCTTCTTGATCGCCTCTTCCAGGACCCTAGCTTTGCATTCCACTAAAAGAACACCGAGCATCATCTGCTTCGGGCTCTTCAGTGACATGCAACCTAGGACTCCACCTAACAGGATTTCAGACAGCAAGTGCCGCTTAAGCGCCTGTAGGCCCTTACTATCCTCTCGCGAGGGTAGAAGGAAGAACCTCCACGCCTTTTCGGCCAACCTACTGGCTGCAGATTGACCTAATAGGACGAAGAGATCAGCGAACAAGGCCCGGGAAACCAGAGTGCGAGTTCGTGGTAGCCAGCGTGACTCTACCTCCCTCAACCAGGTAGCAACGCCGTAGAAAGAAGCGAAACCAATGGCCTTTGTTAAAAGACCAGAAGTCACGCCCTTCCGAAAGCGCACTGCCTCGAAAAGGGAGCCTAGAGGAGCGCCGGTTACCTCAGTACCACGGTGCACCCATCTCTTAGCGAACTCGTATGTGTCTTGCGATACATGCGTTTTCGGATCTGAAATGGTTACATCTAACTCAGCGAGGATCGTGCGGTACTCATTGGCTACGGCCTCGTCAGCGATGACGATGTCGTCTCCAAGGAGTGCGTAGCGTTCGAAGAAGACGGTCTTACCCGCCCTCTTCGCCGCCACACGCACGATTACATGGTGGCAGAGAGAGAACATAGCCCATGAACTATACGCACCCATTGGTTGGCCACAAGCGTACCTTACGGTACCTTTAGCCCCCCATGTGATGTGATAGTCACGGCCTGTAATCAATCTACGCCATGCGGCCGCATACTCGGGTGAGACCAGAAAGGCTAAGACTACCTCCTGTAATAAAACAGGAAAGCGGTCCGTCGCCTGACTGAGATCAAACGAGAAATACGGTCCCACGTGAGGTAGGGTGGCTCTGAAGCTACCTTGGTTAAAGGTGCAATCGGGCTTCAGCCCCCTCAAAAGGTTCATAAGAGCCAAATGAAGAGGGTAAAGAGCCGATTGCGTCCAATAATCAAGAATAGCAACGATTCTACACTTGGCTTCCTTATCTTTGACCATCGATAGCTTGGCACTTCGGCCCATGGGTTTGAGTTTAACCTCTTTCCCACGGACCTTGGTATCAAGCATCGATAGCCATCGATCTGGGACCAGTGAGGATCGTATGGTTTCAATCAATTGGATGATTCCATCTCCTCCCAGAACGCGCAGATCGCTAATCTGCTCGTCTGTGAGAAGGTGGGCATCCTCTATTGAACCTACTAGAGCCTGGGCGTTCGGACCTGATTTGGTTGAGGCGTGACACTCATCCCATACGGGGCGAGGGAGACTCAGACCCAAATCCGCCACCGTGCCAATGAGGTCGTCCCGCAAACGCGGAGACATATGACCACCAAAGGGACGTGTGACCGGATCCAAGTCGGGTTTCTTCCAGCCAGGTAATATCCGGGAATAACCCAGAAGGGTTAGACCTAGCTTTACCTTGGGTGGATCACGATCTCGGAAGAGTTCGACGAGAGGTATCCCCCTCGGGAGTCCCTCTTTGTCTAGCTCTACCCCAAATCCTGGTGACTCCTTAAGCGGTGAAGCGCACAGGTAACGAGTGCAGGCCAACCGGACGGATTTAATCCAACCGATGGTCTCCACCGTTCCTCGTGTTTCAGCTCGCGAAAGGACCACACTAGTCCATGAACGGACCAAACCCTCATCATACTCAAGCTTAAGATATACCCGCGCAAGCAGTCGGATGACTACCTGCGCAAGGGTTAACCTTAATTTGAGCATAATGATGTAGATAACCATTAAAGTTTCTTAGATGGACATCAGCCTAAGTACTGACGCGAAGATCCAACGGGACCGGTCCTAGTCTTTCGACAGGCGCCGTACCAGAGGCTCTCGCTAACGAGATCACACTCCGGAGTAACGCCCCTTAGGGGGC